TATAAGTATGTTCATCGGGATTGAAAACGACTTGTGATTTGATTAGTTTCATTTCAGTTCTCCTTTCCTTCTTGTCACCGCTTCAACAAAACGTTTGTCACTCTGTAATTCCTTATAATTTCCCCATACTACCTGTAATGTCTCGATTGACAGGCTTGATCTTACTTCCAGCAATGCCATCTCAAGGAAATCTGTTTCTTTACTGCTAACGGATTTAGATTCCTCTTTAGGTTTTATAACTTTCCCCATCTCATATCGGACATTTTTTTTGTTATCAACAATAACAAGCATGTTTATTTCTCGTTTTTCGTTATATCCGATTGATTGCACCTTGAATGTTGTTTTAATTTTTCCTTGGGCATTCAAATCGTCTTTAGTAATGTTTACCCATATAAAAGGTGCGGTATAAAGCTCACGTCCTATACCGAAATTAAAACAGGCACGTTTAAACGCATCAGATGCCTGACCTTTCTCTTTTTCGGAATAGCTTTCAACTCCTACATCTTGCTTGGTTATCCACATTCCTTTTTCTTTATCCCATACGGACACGTTACAATAGAGATTGCCATCTATAACTTCGTGACTTCTTGACCAATTCATAGAACCAAATGTTTCATCCAATAGCCTCATGTCACACCGCGCGTCCTTATAAAGAAGCAATGAGCATCCTTTTTGGGTTACTGTAGCTACACGAGCATCTATTTCGTCAGCGTTTAATAATCTTATTTCTTTCATAGGTTTCCCCTTTTTAAATTACCAACACAAAAAAGGCAGGTCCGCAGTCCTTACAAAGTTCCGCTTCCTGCCATGATATCTTTCCACTTCTTCAAGCTCGTTTTCAAGAGAATCGATTTCTTCATTAAGCAAGGATATATATTTACCTTTACAGTCAGCGTTGAAGGTGAGCCTTACTGATTCCTCACTCATTGACTGGACTATATCAAGCTCTGAATAAAGTTTTTCCAATTCATCGCTTACCTGGCTTATAGTTCTCATACCTTTTCAAGAAATTGGATCGGCAATGAGCATACACCTTTCATATTAGGATATTTGACATCAGCATATCCGTTAGCGATATAAACAATCGTACCTGTCAGCGTATCACCTATCTCACGTACTTTATCACCTTTCTTCATAACCATTTTATTTTAAGTTCAACTTTAACCGGAGGATTCTCCATCTTGGAAAATCCGTCAAGAATTTGCTCTTTAAGAAGTTTGGGAGGTCTGTCAGTAATCTTACTATCCAAGACAGACAGTTCCTCACGTTCTCCGTCATAAAACACAAGCGTTACGCCTTGAACTATATATGGGTTCATGGCAGTTCAGTATAAGTAAGATTTACACCAATGCAATCATGTGTCGCACGGATACTGTTACGGTATTTCTCCAAATCATCCACCATAACAGGCATGAACAATTTTACTGTATCCCTGCCACCACTGGCATACACAAGCTGGTAACTTGTTATTTGATATTTCTTTTCCATGATATTTATATTATTGTGGCAATGGTTTCCAAAAATCAATATTCCATGCCCGGTTAGTATTCCCACATATCCAAATGTTCTTCTTATGCTCACTATCGAATACCAACATCCCGGTATTCACAAATTTCCCGGAACTCTTTACAAGCACTCTTGTGCCCAATGGTGGAGGATCTTTTTCTGCATTCCTCCATTTCATGGATTCCAAAACAAATTGAGCACCTTTTTCAAAATCCACTGATGCTGTCTTTTTATGGGTAAGCCCTCGTATACCATCCGCATACTCCTTGGCTTTCATTTTTATAATATCTTTATTCATGATAACTTAACTTGTTTCCAATTAAAAAGCTCCTGCTATCTTCACAGACTACAGGAGCAAAACCTAAACGACTTAATCTATTATTTATGATAACTTTAAATATTATGATGTAATAAATATACTTGGGCAATTACGTTTTTGATACTGATTTCTCAGATAATTGAGAAAATTGTCAAAATTGGTAATAAATCCCTCGTTAATTAAATCAGCTACTTTCTTCTCGAATTGAGCAAGTTCACGTTGTTTGTTTTCGTCACCAAACTTATTCCTTATCATCTTCTCATGCTGATTGAATACAATC